CTGGGACCTGATCCACGCTCTCGGTGTGAAGGGTGAGGCGAGTGCGGACGCATACGACTTGGTTTTCCAGTCCCTCGATGATCTCAAGGACGGCATCCAGCCTAGCTACATTATTGAGCAGGCTAGGAACTTCGCTCGCTGGTCACAGCTTCGCAAGGCGTGGCTGAAGCAGGGCACGGCCCTGGACCGCCGGGACATCGAGGGGCTGGAGGCGGCAGAGGCTGCGGTTCGTGAGTCAATCGAGCCGATGGCAGACCTCTTCGACCCCGGCGCGGATATGTCCGACCTCGACCGCCTGTCGGAGATCTTCACCAAGGATGACTACGAGATCATCCCGACCGGGATCCCGTCCATCGACCAGCACCGTTGCGGTCCGGCTAGGGGCAGGCTTCACTGCTTGATGGCCTCGTCTGGTCGAGGCAAGTCCATGTACCTTGCCCACCTAGCGAGACAGGCCGCGAAGCGCGGATTCAAGGTGGCCTACCTCTCGTTCGAGATGGACGAGGGCGAGGTCATGCAGCGCCTGTACCAGGGGGCGTTCGGTATTGCCGAGGCGGGCAAGGTCGAGTCTGTGCTGAAGATCCGGGCGACCAAGGACGGCCAATACGACGGCATGACCCGCGTGGTGTTCGAGGACGGCCCTCGCCCCACGCTCCAAGACGACAGCGCCCGCTCCCGAATGGAGAAGAACGTCGAGAAGGCCAAGTCCTGGCTGGGCAACATCCGGGTCAAGTCGTTCCCCCAGAACACGATGACCACCGAGCGGCTCAAGGGCTACCTCGACTCCACCGCCATGCACTCCGGATTCGTTCCTGACCTTCTGATCCTCGACTACGCGGACCTCTTCAAGAAGCGTGCAGATGACATCCGAGGCAGCCTCCGGCTCATCTACGAGGATCTCAAGGGTCTGAGCCAGGAGCGGAACATGGCGGTCGCCACGGTGACCCAGTCCAACCGATCCGGCGTCAACTCCAAGGTCATCACCGAGGACCAGATCGGCGAGGACTTCTCGAAGGTCCAGACCGCCGACTCGCTGATCACCCTGATGGCTACGGACGAGGAGCACTCGGTCGGCTTCGCCCGCCTGTTTGTCGCCAAGAACCGGGGAGGCCGGGGCCGCTTCCAGATCGGCATTACCCAGAACTATGCCCTCTCCCAGTTCTGCTTGTCGTCCTGCGAGTGGGACGATCTGATGGAGGGCGATATGCTGTCCCAGCCCATGCAGGGCCAGGGCAACCGCACCCGTGACGCACTTGTGGAGACGATCCTCTGATGGCTGGTTACGCCAAGGAGAAGATCGAGGAGTTCATGGACCGCAAGATGCGGGACATCGAGCAGGTCAAGCAGGTCCCTATCGAGCAGGTGGACGCCGAACTGGAGAAGGCTGGGTTCAGCCCTCCCTGCCCTCTGTGGGAGCACCAGAAGAGATGCGCCCTTCTCGCCACCCGTATCCCTGGGCTGGTCCTGCTACTGGGCTGCGGCATGGGCAAGACCCGTACTGCCGCGGCCATCTTCGACTGGCACCTGAGCAAGGGCACCGCCGAGCGTTGCCTGATGGTGACGCCGTTCTCCACAGTCGTGGGCGAGTGGCGGCGGGAGATGGAGAACTTCCCGGCGATCAACTTCGTGGGCCTCGACGGCTCCGCCAAGGAGAACAAGGAGAGGTGGGAAGACCCCACCCCGAACATGGTCGGCTGCACGGTGGCTATGTTCCTCCAGCGCGTGGGCGCTGCCAAGAACTCGAAGGTGGATCAGGAGGCGGCTCTGGAGAAGCTGGTCGAGGATTACGACATGATCATCTTCGACGAGTCGTCCTATATGCGCCGTGCCAACACGGTCATCTACAAGACTCTGTCCAAGGTCATGGACGCCATTCCTGTCCGACTTATGCTGACCGGCACTCCGATGAACGGTAAGCCCGAGGACCTGTTCCCGCAGTTCCGCCTTGTGGACGGTGGCTACACCCTCGGAGAGACGATCAGCTTGTACCGTCAGGCGATGTTCAAGGAGGTCAAGCAGAAGTTTGGTCGTGGCCGGACGCGCGTGGACTACCACTTCAAGCCCCAGCACACCGAGCACCTGCATGAGCGGATCAAGAACGTATCCATCCGCTACGACGCCAAAGAGCACGGCGAGATGCCGGATATGCTGGGCGGCCTAGCAGGGGGCCAGTTCATCAAGCGCATGGCCCTACTCCCTGATAGCACCCAGCGCATCTACGGGAACCTGCTGGAGGAGATCCGCAAGGCCAAGGGCGATCAGGAGCAGATCGAGAACACCTACCTCCGTATGCGGCAGGTCGTCGCGGGCTACGTCACGATGCCCGACGAGCTTGAGAAGATCTCGGTCAAGTTCCCCAAGAACCCCAAGCTCGACCTGCTGGACGACGCGCTCGACCAGACTCCTCCGGGAGACAAGACCCTGGTGGCTTGCTGGTTCAAGGGCACCGCCGACGTCATCTGCGAGCGCCTGGAGAAGAAGAAGCGGAAGTTCGCCCGCATCGACGGGGACACTCCTAACTCCTTGCGGCAGCAGTACTTACACGACTTCCGCCACACAGACAAGTATGATGTCCTTGTGGGAACCCTCGCCATCGGTTATGGTGTCAACCTTCCGGAGGCCAAGCAGATCATCTTCTACGAGACCCCGGACAGCCAGATCGACCGCCACCAAATGGAGCACCGGGTGCTACGGGGCGACAGCCCTCACAGCCCCACCTGCCTTGAGCTAGTGATCGCCGGGTCCGTGGACGAGACCATCCTCGCCAACCTCCAGAACAAGGAGAAGGTAAACGCCGCCGTTCTGCGGGGCATGATCTTGGGAGAAGACCAATGAACGTAAACTTCAACAGCTTCGACTGGACAACCTTCTGCGAGGACCACGGCATCCCGTTCGTAGAGCGAGGGCCCAACGTCGCGCGAGGTCACGTTGGCGTGGCCTGTCCGCTCTGTGGAGACGATCCGTCTCACCACATGGGCCTGAACACCCACGACTCCCGGTGGGGCTGCTGGCGCGACCAGAGCCACCGTGGGCGGTCCCCGGTGTACCTCGTCCAAGCTTTCCTGTCATGCGACAAGAAGTCGGCGGTCGAGGTCTGCAAGAAGTACTGCAAGGACATCGCCGTCGATCACGGCGCCATCCGGGCCCGGCTGGACCGGGTTGCCCGTGAGTCCGGCGTCCTCAAGCGGCATGAGCGTGCTGAGATCGACGACGCCATGGCTCCGCAGGACACCTTCCCGGCCACGAAGAACCCCCGTGCAGCCAAGCCCGCCATCGACTACCTTCGCCAGAGGGGCTTCAATGTGCAGACAGAGTTGGTCTGCCGCCGGTACAACGTGCGCTACGCTGCCAAGGGTCAATCCTCCGGTCGGGTGTGGTTCCCAGTCAGAAGTGGTGGTGGCGTAAAGGGTTACGTCGGTCGGACTGTTGTTGGACACAAGGCTAGGTATTACGCCCACCCTGGCGGTGAGGCCCTGAAGGCCGCCATCTGGAATTACGACCGCTGCCTAGACGCCCCCGACCTGAAGCCCGGCATGAAGGCGGGACGCTTCCAGGGCAACTCCAACGCTCTCTCCGACCCGCCTCCCGGCAAGGTGCTGATCATCTGCGAGGGAATCCTAGACGCCATGAAGCTAGACTTCTACGGCAGCCCCTACGGGGTCCGCGCGGTGGCCCTACTTGGCCTCAGCTTGGGAAAGGAGAAGCAGGTCATGCTCTCGCACTTGGCCCGTAAGTACCACAAGGTGTACATCTGCTTGGATGCCGAGGCGCACCGAATCGCTTACGAGATGGAGTCGAAACTGGCCCTCGCCAGGGCCCGTGTCCTGCCGCTTCCGGAGGGCGTCGAGGACCCTGGGGCCATGACTGCCCAGCAAGCGGCCTCTTTTTGCAAAGACGCGGCCAGATAAATAGAGGAAAGGGGTGGCGTTGCCGCCCCTTTCCCTTACCATATAAGTATGAGCCCCAACCCCAGCACCATTCAGTTCGGCCTTACCCGAGAGGCCGACAACTACACCCTTCACTGCGGCGAAACTACCATCAAGATCACCTGCCTGCACCGGGCGGTCGGGTTCGAGGTTCGCACTAAGATGGAGAACTCCGACGGAAGTACTGAAACGGTAAGGACTTACGACGTCCTGTCCGCGGTCCAGGCCACCGATCTGGCCCACGCAGTCAACCGCTGCCTGATGGCCGCCCTGGAGAAGGACTGATGTCATTCGAGGCTTGGATGCCTACTGGGATGCAGTTCCAGAAGCTGACTGAGAAGCTCGACGATATCATCCTTGAGCTTGAAGTCTTCTTGGAAGAGAAGGAAGAGGCCCCCGAAGACACGGAAACATCATGAAAGTAATTGGACTTGTAGGATACCCCCGCACCGGCAAAGACGCCATCGCCCAGAAGCTTGTGGAGGACCACGGCTTTGTCAGGCTCGCCTTTGGCGACTCGGTGAAGCGTCTCCTCCTGGCAACGGACCCCTCCTACAACGATAACATCGACGTTCTGGAGAAGCGTAAGGCCAACGGCACCTACGAGACCCGAGAGAAGATCCAGAACCTCGGACAGGTGCTCCGGAACTTCGACGAGGACTTCTGGGTCAATACCGTTAGAGAGGAGTTCATGGATCTTCCCGATGATAGCAGCGTGATCATCACGGACATCCGATACCAGAACGAGTTTCACTTCGTCAAGGATGTGGGTGGCGAGGTCGTAGGCATCGAGCGTCCCGGCTACGGCCCGGTAAACGGGCACGAGTCTGAGGTCAACACTGGCGTCCTACTCGACCACGCAGATCGAAAGATCCTGAACGACGCCACCCTTCAGGACGCCGTTGCCGCCCTGCTTTCCGAATGAGTAAGCTACTACTGATCGACGGCTCCGGCCTACTTCACCGCGCATGGCACGCCTGCCGGAAGAACCGAGGATCGGAGGGTAGTAGGTTCTTCTCCTTCTTCAGGGACCTAGTAGATGCCGAGGCTCCTACGCACTACGCTATCGCCTTCGATCCTCCTCGCGAGGGGTTGTACCGTGTAGGGGTTTCCCCTGACTACAAGGGTAACCGCCCTGAAACTCCGGACGACCAGCGGCAATTCTTCGACCTCGTCCGGCAGGGCTGCCGCGAGGCGGGGATCCCCACCTTCGTCGATCCAAAATGGGAGGCGGACGACGTCCTGGGAACCCTGGCGCAGCTTCCTGCTGACGAGGTCGTCATCTGTTCTACCGACAAGGACATGGCGCAGCTAATTAATGACAGGGTAAGGGTTTACGACCCCCAGGGCAGGCGCCACTGGACGGAGGAGCACGCGCAAGCTATGTACGGGGTACGGATTGACCAAATCCCCGACTTACTCGCCATCCAGGGCGACCGCTCCGACAACATCGCCGGGGTGCCCGGAGTCGGGCGGCGGGGTGCTCAGAAGATCCTGGCTGAGTTCGAGTCGGTCGAGGATATCATCGAGGCAGGCTTCTACGAGGGCATGGGGGATGACCTTGCCCGGTTCAAAGACCTGACCCTGATCCGTACCGACCTAGAGCACGGGGTGACCTTGGCTGATCTGAAAGTAGGGCACATTACCTACATGGTTGACAGCCTCCGGGAACTCGGAGCAAGGGCCGCCGTCAACCAGCTTCATATGACTCTGGTCCGTAAAAAATGATATCCCATGCTATAATTTGGCATGGCTATTATGTATCGTGGGGAACGGTTCAGCGGCTATAACAAGCCAAAAAGAACGCCCAACCACCCAAAGAAATCACACGCCGTACTAGCGAAGGTGGGGTCAACCATCAGGCTTATCCGTTTTGGGCAGCAGGGCGTGAGCGGCTCGCCAAAGGGATCCGCTCGTAACAAAGCCTTCCGAGCCCGTCACGCCAAGAACATTGCCAAGGGCAAGCTGTCTGCGGCATTTTGGGCGGCAAAGGTGAAGTGGTAATGCCGTACACAGGTAAAAAGAAAAAGCCTAAAGGAAAGGGCTCTAAGAGCAGGTGAAAATTACAACCTTGGTGGTACAATGGGGGTGGCCCCGACGTACGCTGCCGGGTGACCCTTACCTCTCTCCGGGCTGCGCCCTTTACAGGAGGTGATCCGACGCGACCGGGCGCAGCCCGGATCCTACCCCTCATGCATGAACTAAAAGACACGCTTAAAGCTCTAGGTGTCACTTGGGCAAACGAGTACGGCGATTACATCAAGGGAGCGGCAGAAGACGTCGCTGCCTTCTACGGACAGATCGCCGGTGTTGCTGCTACCGCTGCAATCGAAGGAGACGAAGACGCTCTCAAGCTAATCCGCCTAGCGGGTTACTCGATGCTGACGGCTCACCGATGCGAGCTTGCCAAGAAGAACCGAGCGACAGTACAGCGCGGCATCAGGCTTCTGGTAGACGTCGTCTCCGTAGTCGCCGCCGCCGCAACAGGTAACGCCGCTGGCGCAATCGGCGCTGCGGTTAACAGGGTTATCCCCAAACCCCGAGGCTGAATGACCGAATCCGTCAGTAAGAAGCTATCCGCCCTCGCCGGGCTGGTGGCGATCATCCTGCTTAACCAGCAGGGACTCCTCACCCTCGACGAGGGTGCTATGCACGACATCACCTACGCGGTGATCGCCTACCTGCTGGGCCAGTCCGTGATCGACCTTGGTGTCTACACTACTAAGGCTAAGACGGACGCCGCCTCGAACGCCGTGCTCGACCGAATCGCAAACGGCGAGCTTCCGGTTCGAAGCTACGAGCCCGAGCCTGACGTTGAGATCAGCGCGGACTTCCCCAAGGATCCCCTCGAGAAATGATGCTTAGGTTTCTAGCTCTAATCCCCCTGCTCTTCAGCCCGATGCTGGCGGGCTGCCCCAGCATCCTCGGACCCGCGCCCGCCCCGACAGCGGCGGTGGATCAGTGGGAGGACGTTGAGGTCATCTTCGTCCGCCTTGAGGCAGCCGCCGGGCCTCAGGCCGAGATTGACGAGGCCCGCCTCGCTATCGCGGATCTGGACGTAGACGGCAAGTTCCCCCTGGACGACGTTCACTTCCTCATCCTTCCTAGAACTTGGGCTGCGCCTCAGGTTGACCCCCTCGCGCTGTACGTCGCAGACGTTCAGACGGACCCCGGCCTGAGCGCCAACGGGGTCTTGGCTAGGGTAATGTCTGCCGAGCGAATCCGCGACAGCCTGAACCAGATCTTCACTCCCTGACCTTCCGGGCGTGCGGAACTTCGCTACCGAGCAACCCAGTACCTGTGCTGGGTTGCTCTTTTTGTCAGAAAGTTCCCCCAAGTCCAAAGAGGGGCCGTAACATAGTGGCATGGCACAAGACTACAACTACTACGTCACCCGGCTCCGGGTGGACAAGGCCAACCTCCAGAAGGAGATCCTCGATCAGGTGGAGCTTTGCGCTCAGGTCATGACCGAGGCTCACGTTGTGCGTTGGGAGGCCGAGCGGCAGAAGGAGATCTGCTCCGAGACCGAGGCTCTGGTCTTCCTGCGCGTCAAGGAAGACCTGAGCAAGAAGCGAACTGTTGACGAGATCAAGGCCACGGTCACCACCGATCCGCAGGTCATCGCTGACAAGAAGAAGTACATCGACCTTAAGGAGGCGCACGACAAGTGGTCCATCCTTGCGGACGGGTACAAGAACCGGGGCTACGCCCTTCGTGAGCTTGTGGAGATCTACAACCAAGAGTTCACTTCCGATCCGGCAACCATCGCGGACGCACGCTCCGCGATGAAATCCTGACACTTTTTCCGCCCATCTGGGCATCACATCCGTAACATAGAACTAGCGCATAGCGCACCAATTATCATGACTCAAACCCGAGAAGAAAGAATTGCCGCCAAGCGAGCGGCGCTCCGCAAAGCCCGTGCTCAGGAGAGCCAGGGCTACGACTCCCCCTACACCCGCGACCTCCAGTCGTTCAAGCCCGCCGAGGGTAAGAACCGGATTCGTCTGATGGGCGTTCCTGGGGAGACCAACCACTCCGTCACCGTCCACGTTCACTACGGTGTCGGTCCGGACCGCGCGTCCTACCTGTGCCTGAATCACAACGACGAGTCCATTGTAGGGGGCAAGGGCGAGTGCCCCATCTGCGCCGAGCAACTTAAGGCTTCCCTCGCGGCAAGCCGGATGCCGGAGGGCGCTGCCAAGGAGCAGGCCAAGAAGGAGGCCAACAGCCTTCGAGCCAAGCCCCGTCGGTTCACTCTCCTTGTTGATCGCTCGAAGCCCGAGGAGGGGATCAAGTTCTGGTCCATGCCCGCCTCCATCGACGCGAACATCGTCGATCAGATGGACGACGCTGACACCGGGGAGTTCCGCATGGTTGATGATCCTTACGAGGGCCACGACGTCGCGTTCAAGCGAGACGGTCAGGGCATCAACACCAAGTACACGGGTGAGCAGATCGCTCCGAAGCCCACGCCGCTGTCTAGCAACGACGCTCAGATGAAGGCATGGATCGACGAGTTCGAGGGGTACACCCTTACCGACCTTCTGGTCGCGTACCCCGCTGATCACATCGCAAGAGTCATGGGCCTTTCCGGCTTCGAGAGTGAGTCGGCCCCCACTGAGGCCCGTGAGGGGATCGTCCCCAAGTCTTCCCAGCCTGCCCCGGCTCCGGTTGAAGAACCCCAGGTCGCTGTCGAGCCCGGAGACGGAGCCCCGGCGGCCAATGTCGAGGATATTTTCGGTGCGGACGACGCCGATCTCGACTGGGACTGATTAGTCCCTGGGGCTCCTAGCGCACACTGGGGGCCCCACCTTACAAGGACGGGGACTGGCTTACTGCCGCCCCGTCCTGTTTCCTTTCACCGGGGGCGCAACGGTATCGACTCGTTGAGCAGCGAAAGCAGGACGATTACTGCCCAAGTGCAAAGTCCCACGCTCTTCGAGGACGAGGGTTCGACTCCCTCCGCCTCCACCACCACCACGCAACTACAGCACTATGGCTAAATCCAAGCTTCCCTCCCCCGTTGTCCATGACGCCGAGGGCGTCGAATTCTTCTCCTCCGGATGCACGCTGCTGGACGCCGCTCTTGGAGGAGGCTGGGCAGTCGGCAAAGTCTCCAATATCCTGGGCGAGTCCGCATCAGGTAAGTCCCTCCTTGGGATCGAGGCGGCTGCCAACTTCATGATGAAGTACCCGGACGGCCACATTGTCCACATCGACACCGAGGCCGCGTTCGACCCCGAGTACGCAGGGACCCTGGGGCTGAACACAGACGCCATCGACCTGTACGAGGACTTCTCGACCGTGGAGCAGGTAGCGTCTATGTTCGACTCGATGCTTGCCGAGCGGGAGGACGAAGAGAAGCACGAGCCCTGCCTGATCATCCTCGACTCCATCGACGCGCTGACCACGAACGCGGAGGTCGCCCGCTCCATGGAGGACGGCACCTTCGGCGTCGAGAAGGCCAAGCTGCTCTCCCAGCTTTTCCGCCGGTACATCCGACGCCTGAACTCTTGTGGGATCACCCTGATGATCATGTCGCAGGTGCGTGCGAACCTGAACGCCGGTCCCTTCGGCAAGCAAACGATCACCTCCGGCGGCAAGGCTCTCAAGTTCTACGTCAGCCAGCAGGTCGAGCTTCAGCACCTCAAGCAGATCAAGAAGACGGTCAGCGGCAACGAGCGGGTTGTGGGCGTCATGTCCAAAGCCTCCATCGTCAAGAACCGGATGGGCCCCGCTCACCGCAAGGTCGAGTTCCCGATCATGTTCGGGTACGGTGTCCACGACGAGGCCGCCAGCCTTCAGTTCCTGGTCAAGTCGGGCCGAGGCTCCGACGTAGGCATCAAGGATACCCTAGCTGCCGCGACCGCCTTTCTGAAGCAGGTTGATGGTAGCGAGGCCAAGGAGCGGGACACCCACATCACTAAGATCCGAGAGGCGGCCATCAAGGCGTACCGCGACATCGAAGATAGCTTCGCCCCCGCCCGCGCCAAGTACGGGGTGAACTCCTGATGGCGGCGCCCGGCTACGGCGGCAAGAAGGGTGCGGCTTACGAGCGCACCCTGGCCGTGATGTTCTCGCTGTGGATCAGCGACGGCAAGCGGGAAGACATCCTATGGCGTACTGCCATGTCCGGCGGTCGTGCAACTGTCAAGCGATCTAAGGGAAAGAGCGCCGACGCGCAGGCCGGAGACCTAGGCTCTATCGACCCGATGGGGGACTGGTTCGCCAGCACCTTCCTCATCGAGGCCAAGCGTTACCACTCCTTCGAGTGGCACCGAGACGTCGCCGAGCCGACCACCGCCACATCCACGAAAGCCACCAAGCGTCCTCTGGAGATCTTCCTCCACACTCGCGACGAGGCCAAGCAGGCAGGACGATTTGCGCCCCTGGTCATTCTGCGGGGCGACCGTTGCCCGGATCTAGTCATGACCACGGGCAAGGGCTACCGAAAGCTTTGCCCTGGCAAGAATGCTATCAAGCCTACGGCTACGTTTCCTGCCCACGACTGCGTGGTCTTCCGGCTGGACGCCCTGATCTCCGGCGTGAACTACGAAGACATCAATAAATGAAGCAGAAGATCCTGTTCACCAGCGACATTCACCTGACCGACCGCTACGCCGACGAGTACAGGTGGCGCGTGTTCCCTAAGCTTCGGGAGGTTGCTAGGCAACACGACGCAACGGCGATTGCGATCCTTGGGGACATCACTGACGCCAAGGGCGGACACTCGTCCGCTCTAGTGAACCGGGTTGTGGAAGAGGTGGATTCGCTGGCTCAGGAGTTCGAGGTATACATCCTCAAGGGTAACCACGATTACACTGAGGAGCACTTGCCCTTCTTCGGGTTCCTGGACTTTATTCCGAACGTGAGGTTCATTACCGATCCAGAGCTTCTGCCTGTAGGAAACCTGAAGGTCCTTGCGCTGCCCCACGCGCACAGCGGGCCCACCTCGCGCAATGCCGAGGCCGGAGGCGACAAGGGGTCCCGTAACACTCTGGTGGGACGAAAGGTGACGGAGATGGTAGGCGAAGGGGGCTTCGATATGATCTGGATACATAACACGGTGCGGGGTTCGGTGTACTCCAACGGGCGTGTTCTGGAAAACCACGGGGTGGACCTTTGCCCACCAAGCAAGCCGTCGCCCAGAAGGCATACGGGGCTTTACGAGGGTCTGGGGGTGCCCATCATCGCAGGAGACGTACACGTTCCTCAGGAGGTAGGCCCAGTTACCTACCTAGGAGCCCCACACCCCGTTCGTTTCGGCGACACATGGCTTCCCCGGTTCATGCTGTTCGAGGATGAGGTCGGGCTGAAGTCAATCAGTATCGACGCTATTCAGAAACACTCCCTGACGCTGACCGGCCCAGAATCCTGCGAGGACGCGCTAGAAGAGGTTGGCGGTGGTGATCAGGTAAAGATCATTGTCCGTCTTGCTAGGGACGAGATGGGGATGTGGCAGTCTCTACGAGAGTCGCTCTTCGCTCAGGCCGGAAAGGTTGGAGCATCTATCGAGTCCATCGCCATGCAGTGCTACGAGGAGACCAACCTTCCTGAAAAGGAGGTTGACCTAGCCTCCGCAAACCTAAGCGTTAAAGAGACTTACGACAGGTACTGCAAAGAAAATCTGATTTCCAGTAGACTTGCCGAGGCAGGTTCGCGTATCTTAGGTTCATGAGAATCACGCCCCAGGTCATCCGAATCCGTGACTTTCGCTCATTCAACGAAGAGCAGGTCGTATCCCTTGCGGACCAGCCCGGCACGCTGGGGCTGATCACGGGAGTCAACCAAGCCGAGCCGGATCTCGGAGCTAATGGTACGGGAAAGTCCACTGTCTGGGACGCCCTGTGTTGGTGCCTGTTCGGCAAAACCATCCGAGGTCTGCGCGGTCCCGCGATCCTGCCCTGGGGCGTCGATGTCGCCACGCCTCGCGTGCAGTTCACCTTCGAGGTCGAGAGTCACCGATACACCATTTCCCGCACTGCCAACCCGAACGGCACTAGGTTGTTCAGGGAAGCATCTGGTATCGGTGCGGACACCTCTGGTCTTGAAGCCGAGGACATCGACCAGCAGTCCATTGAGCGTATGATCGGTCTGGACTACTCGCTGTTCCTGTCCACGGTCGTGCGGGGCCAGTTCGCAGAGAGCTTCTTGGAGCTTACCCCCAAGAAGAAGATGGACTTCCTCTCCACCGCCCTGGAGCTTGACCACTGGCAGGTCGCCGCAGATAAATCCTCTGCCCTGCGTAAGGAGTGCAAGGAGAGAGTTCGGAACGCCGCTAACCAGAGGGCTGCCCGATCCGGCACCTTGGCGGCTCTTACCGATACCGCCGGCCTCGCTCGGGAGGCATACGCCGCCGCTGTTGTTGAGGACGAGAGGCAGGCGGAGGCCGTTTCGGTTCGTCGTGAGGCAGTGTCCTCCGCGCTGCGTACCGCCCGTGAGGACTACGAGTCCTTGCTTAACAAGGTCGAGGAGTACAAGATCTCCTTCGCCGAGGCGGAAGCCCGAGAGGGGAGTATCCGAGTCGCCATCGATCAGAACCTTGAGGACCTTGGGCTGATCGACAAGGAGCACGCGGAGATCATGGCCAAGCACAGCATCTCTCAGAAGGCCCTCAGCGCCTCGCAGCGCCTCGAAGGGGAGTGTCCGACCTGCCACTCCCAGATCTCCGAAGAGTGCCGAGACGAGGCGCAGCGAAGGGCTGAGGAGGACCTGCTGGCGGCCCAGGAAAACCTCGACTCCGTAGACAAGGCCAGGGAGATCCTCAGGGATATGGTCGGCAGAATGAAGAAGCAGGGCCTTGCCCTGGCTTCGGCGGTCAGGCAGGAGAGTGGTCGTTTGCAGGAGGCAGAGATGGATCTGGTGCGACTGGAGGCGTCCTACTCGAACCTTCAGGAGAAGCTCGACTCTCTAACTTCCCCGGTCAACCCGCAAACTTCGAAGCTTAAGGCCCACCTGGACGTAATGGAGGCGCAGCGCCTCGCCGCTGACCGAGACCACCAGGAAGCCTGCGACGAAGAGGCCGCCGCGATGGACAGCCTGGAGCAGGCTGAATTCTGGGTCAGGGGTTTCCAGGACATACGGCTGTGGATGCTCAGGTCGGCTCTAGATGAACTTGAGGCCCTGGCCAACTCTCACACGCTGACGCTGGGGCTAAGAGGCTGGAGAATCCTCTTCGAGGTGGAGCGGGAGACCAAGTCCGGGGGCACTGCCAAGGGGTTCCGGTGCTTCATCCAGTCCCCTACCAATACCGAGCCTGTGGCTCTGGAGTCGTGGTCCGGCGGCGAGCTTCAGCGCCTAAAGCTGGCCACACAGGCCGCCATGTGCGACCTGATCCGATCCAGGTTCGGGGGAGCTATGGCGCTGGAGGTCTGGGATGAGCCCGGCCAGCACCTCAGCGCCCGAGGGTGCGCCGATATGATGGCCTTCTTCCGAGAGAGGGCGGCCACTCTAGGCATTGAGATCTGGATCGTAGACCACCGAAGCACCGCCTCTGGGGACTTCGATCAGCAGCTTGTTGTTACCCGAACACGGTCGGGCACCTCCGTAAAACGGGGTCTGCGCTAGAAAATGAGGATTTTGTGTTACAATGGGGGCCCCGTTCCCCGTATGGGGCACTTCTAGCCTCTAGAGAACATATGTCCGATACTCCCCAGGAGCCTTGGCAGGCGCTTACAGAGCCTAACGAGGGGGTGATTAACCAGATCACCAAGCTATTGCGCCGCGGTCTTCCGCTCGCGACCTGCGCCCGCTACATCGCCACGACTGAGACTCGCCTGAAGAGGTGGTTCGAGCGTGGCGAAAACGCTGTCGAGGGCGGCTCAGACGACGAATCGGACAGGATCTATATGCAACTGTTCCTGTCCGCGGCACGAGCCCACGCCGAGTACGAGAGCGAGCAGATCCAGTCTCTGTCAGATCCGGAGAACGCTCTGTGGCGCCGAGCCCTGTCCGTGCTTGAGCGCCGCGATGCTCGCACCTGGGGCAAGGTCAGTGAGGACTCCGCCGAGGCTGGCGAGGTGCTGGATCCCGACAGCAAGTTCATCTAGTGGACGGCTTCCAGAAGGAACTATCTAAGCTGCGAGCCCGCCGCCCCAAACAGGCGGTGGGCGAGAGCACGTCCTTCTGGTCTACGGAAGCCCCCACGTTTGACGAGGACGGGCGAATCCTCACTGGGGGGATGTGGCCCGGACAGAAAGCTTGGTGGGACCTCCCCAATCAGGTGAAGGTGCTGATCGGAGGGTATGGTGCAGGTAAGACCATCTCGGCCTCCAAGCGGGCCATCGCCCTCGCGCTGCACAACTCCCCGGCGCCGGTCGCGGTGGTGTCTCCGACATACTCGATGGCCCAGGACACCGTGGTGGTCACGATTGCCGAGCTTCTGGACGGCAAGCGCACCATGCACCCCGGCCTGACTTGGACCTACAAGGTCAACAGCAGCAGGTTCCTGATCGACTTCTACGGCAGGAAGGGAACGATTATCGTCTACTCTGGCGAGAAGCCGGAGCGCCTAAAAGGTCCCAACCTTGGAGCGGCGATCATCGACGAGCCCTTCATTCAGGACCAAGAAGTGTTCAACCAGATGCTAGCCCGTGTACGACACCCGGAGTCCAAGCTTCGAGAGGTGTGCATGACCGGCACTCCCGAGGCCCAAGGGGCCTGGGGCCGAGACCTCATCGAGGGGGATCTGGGAAAGAACTACGACCTTGGATTCGTTCGCCTGTCCACCCGCCAGAACGTGGCGCTGGACCCGAGCTACGTCCAATCTCTACTGGCGGCCTATGACGAGAAGACCGCCGAGGCTTACATCGAAGGATACTTCGTCACGCTAGATGACGGTCAAGTATACTATTCCTTCGACCGGGACAGGAATATCCAGGCTCTGGGCGTACCTACTGACATCGACTTCCTAGGCGTCGGGATGGACTTCAACGTCTCGCCTATGACGGCTGCGGTCTTCTGGATCCGGGGCGACCATATGCACATCGTCAAGACCTACGAGCAGGTCAACAGCGATACAGAGTCGATGTGCCGAACTCTCCTAGATGACTGGGGCGAGTGGGGTCTGGTCAACATCTACCCCGATCCTGCGGGCAAGCAGCGTTCCACCAGCGCCGCCGCGGGCCGATCTGACTTCGATATCATCAAGAGGTTCGGGTTCAAGATCCACGCTCCGGCCAAGCACACGCCGATCAAGGACCGATACAACGCCTTCAACGGAAAGCTCCAGCCTCGGCACGGCATCACCACGCTGACCATCGAGCCCAAGGGCGACAACCCCAGGTTCAACGCGCAGCATCTGATCACCGCTATTGAGAACCTGACCCACGCCAACAAGAACAAGCGCGGGCCCAACGG